CACAAGGACAGGCGGCTCTGGGATGCAATCGCGACGTCGATGGTGGCCCGCGAAAATCCACTCTTGATTGCCATCTCCACAGCCGGCGACGATGATGCGATGCTGTTCGACGAACTCCGCACAGCGGGACAACTCATCAGCGACGATACTGAGCACCTGGATGCCTATTTTGCCTTTGATTCTTATGTACCTGAGGACGACGACTGGAGAGATCCGTCCAACTGGAGCAAAGCCAATCCGTCGCTCGGCGTGACGCTCAGTCTCGACGACTTAGCCACCGTTTTCTCGCAGTCACGCACACCAAGTGCCGAGGCGGCGTTCCGCAGATACCACCTCAACCAGCAGCTCGCTGGTGCCTCGCAGTGGTTGCCGCTTGAAATGTGGCGGCAATCAGAAGTGACGGCTCTGCCGAATCTCGACGAGCGTTCATGTGTCGTCGGAGTTGACTTGGGTTCGACTCGCGACTTGTCGGCAATCGTGGCGATATTTCCAGACGGAGATCGATATTACTGTAAGCACTGGGCTTTCAGTTCGGCTTACGCCGTCGAGCGTGGCCAAAGAGCGAAGCTTTATCAGCGATTCGCCGCGGCAGGCGATCTCATCGTCACGCCTGGCGATGTGATTGACGAGCAAATCGTCAGGACGACTCTGCTCGAAATCACGAAGCGATACGACGTTCAAGCCATCTATTATGACAGGGCCCTCGCGGCCCCGCTTGTGCAGCGGCTGATTCGCGACGGTGTGCCGGAGTCACTGCTGGTGGCCCATCCCATGCACGCCAAAGCGATGGATGCCCCGATCCGCGAGACAGAAATCATGATCTGCGATAGGAAGCTGCTACACGAGCGTTCAGAAGTATTCGAGTATTGCATCTCAAACTGCGTCGTCGAGACGAACAGCTACGGCCACAAACGGCTGAGCAAACGGAGAAGCACTGGGCCCATCGACCTGGTTGTAGCCCTCGTGCTTGCTGCCGGAAATGCGACGCTGCGACAGGAAGCTGAGGCGATTGGAATCCAATGGCTCTGAAGGACGTATTGAACAAGTTCGTGAATTGGCTGTCGGCACCGGAACTGGAACGTCCGACTGCGGCGATCACGACTTGGATCGCATCGTTCAGTGCTGTCTCGGCCAGCGATGCCCTGGGCCATCCTGCAATCTGGCGAGCCATCAACATCATATCCGCCGACGTGGCGAAGGTTCCGATAGCCTTGTATCGGCGAGAGACTGATGGAAGCCGCGTGGCGGAGAACACGCGGCCCGAGGCACGACTCCTTCGTGAGCGAGCGGCCCCCGGCGTCAGCGGCTACTCACTCAGACGCACGCTGACGGCTCACGCTCTGCTCGTCGGCAACGGCTTCGCGATGATTACGCGAGACCCGCGAGGACAGCCGGTCGCCTTGACGGTGCTTGACCCGACGGTGACGTCAATCAACGAAGAGGCTCCGCTATCCTGGCGAACGACAATCAAGGAGCAGACAATCATCATCTCCGATTCGGACATGGTTCATTTGTCCGGCCTGTGCTGGGACGGGCTGAACGGCGAAAGCCCGCTCGTGCTCTTGCGGGAGGCAATCCGGCTTGAGCTCGGTGTGCAACGGTTCGCGGCAGCATTTTTCGAGAAGGGCTATGCGTTATCTGGATTTCTCAAGTCGCCGCGGGCATTGAGCGTCGATGAAGTCAGGAGACTTCGGGAAGAATTCCGTCAGAGGCATTCATCGGCAGGCAATGCCCACGATATCGGGGTTCTCACGGGAGGTCTTGAGTTCCAGCCGAGTGTCGCGGAGCCGCAAAAGACGCAGCTCGTTGAAAGCCGCGACGCGGGACTCCGTGCGATTGCGAATATGTTTGGGCTGCCACCGCATAAGCTGGGCGATCCGACGCGAACCAGCTACGCAAGCATCGAAGCGGAGAATGCAGATTATCTCCAGACGACGCTCGATCCGTGGCTCGTGGCTTGGGAGCAGGAAGCAAGCTTGAAGTTGATTCCGGAACGCGAGCGAGATCGCTACTACTTCGAGTGCAACCGCAACGCCATCGTGCGAACGCAACTTGGCGAGCGTGTCGCGGCCTACGCGAAGCTCATTGAAATCGGCGTGCTTTCACCGAATGAAGTCCGAGAACGGGAAAACCTCGACAAACGTGAGCGGGGAGATTCGTACTATGTACCGGCTAATTGGCTTAAATCGTGAACAGATTCGAAACGCCGTGAAATCGCCTCCGAAGCTGCGAGCGAAGATGCAGGGCGGCGAGAGGCCGACGCTGTGGATTTACCACGATATCGGAGATCAGTACGCCGAGCAGTCCACTGAAGACATCGTGAAGTGGATTGCCTCGCAATCCCGGCGGACGCGAATATTGGTGCGAATCAACTCGTACGGCGGATACTTTCACGACGGGATAGCGATCTACAACGCTCTTCGGGAGCACGGCCACGCCATTACTCGTGTCGATGGTGTCGCTGCCTCAGCGGCGGCCATCATTGCACTCGCTGGCAAGCCGGTCCAGATTGCGAAGGGTGCCAGCCTCTTCGTGCATCGTGCGTATGCTGCCGCAGTCGGGAACGCAAAAGTCTTCTCTGAAATGGCCCAAACGCTCGAAAAGTTCGATGAGGACATCGCCCGAGTCATCGCCGCGAAGGCCGGAACAACGGTTGAGCAGGCCTTCGCATGGCTCGACGGCGACGTGGACGGCACCTGGTTCAACAGCGAGGAGGCACTCGCATGGAATCTAGCCGACGTCGTGCTCAACCAAGACGAGAGCGAAGAGGAACAAGAAGAAGAGGAACAAGAACAAGAGGACGAGCAGCCAACGGGCGACGCCACGGAAGACGAAGAGACGAAGAAGACGACGAGCGCCATGAGGCGGGACGTCGTCATGAACTTCGTGCCCGATAACCCAAGCGGTGGCGATGGCGAAGGTGTCGAAGGCGATTGGACAAAGCCGACGCTGGCCGATTTCACAGACGAACCATGGGAAGAGCTTGATGACGCCGAGCGAAGGAAGATCGCTAGCTATTTCGCCTTCGCCATCAGTCTCGACTCATTCGGCGATTTGAAGTTGCCGCACCATTTTCCGCCGAACCATGCGAATCATCCGAAGGCCAGTCTCGCAGCAGTGCGCAATGCACTCGCGAGATTGTCGCAGACGGAAGAAATATCAGAAGAGGACAGGCAGCGAATTGAGGCACACCTGCGGGCTCACATGCCTGAGGAAGACTCTGCGAGGGGCAGGGAGCATGTGAGGCTGCAGATCCTCAAGGCGTTGCATGAAAAGTTGAAGAAAGGGGCAGAACATGAGTCGGATTCTCGAAGATGAAAGCAAAATCGCAAAGGAAATCGCCGATTCGCTCACGAAGACGGTGATCGATCGTGCGATGGAGGAAGTGCAGAAGCGTGTCGCTGCGATGGCGGCTCGCCCGACGGCCGCACCGACGCTCACTGAAACCAAGGCAAAGATGACGCAGCCCGTCAAGGCGTGGTTGCGCGATATCGCTGGCATGGCTAGCGAGGATGACAAGGCCATGCTTCGCGACGTCGGCTGGCTTGGCCGCGAGAAAATCGATGTGCCGATGAACACGCTCAGTGGCGATTTGACTCGCGCGACTGAAGTCGGCGACGTCGTGCCGACACAGATTGGCCAGTACGTCGCCGAGCGGCTGAGTCACTACGACGCCGTGCGTCGCGTGGCCCGCGTGTTGCCGACGGATCGCATGGACAAAGTCACCTTGCCGATCTTCGACGACACGTCGAACTCGGGCGAGCTTGTCACGAGCGAGATCAACATGGACACGTCCGTCGCACCGGCAATCACCTCAGTCACGCTCGACTGCCATCGAGCGACATCGAAGCCCGTGGTCGTCGATTACGCATTGCTCCGCGATTCGGCCGTCGATCTGGAAGTGGTCCTTGGCGATTTGATCGCCGAGCGTGTTGGGCGCATCGCCAATTATTACGAAACGGTGGGCACCGGCTCATCGCAGCCGACGGGCCTGCTCGCCTCAAGCGGTGGTGTGCCCAAGGCGAAGGAGACTTCATCATCCTCGACGATTGCGTGGGGCGAGCTTCTCGATATGGTCTACGCCATCGACGCTGCCTATCGGGGCAACGCCGTCTGGATGATGAACAGTTCGATTCTCGCCGCGATTCAGAAGCTCGAAGATGATTACTCGCGGCCTCTCTTCTACCCCGACTTGACTGGGCAGTCGCCTGGCCGATTGCTTGGCTACCCGGTGATCGAGAATGCGAGCATGGCATCGAGCATTACCGCCGGTGCGAAAGTTGCTATCTTCGGGGACTTCAGTCGATTCGTGATTCGCGAGGTGACAAGTCTCCGAATGGTCGTCCTGAAGGAGCGGTATGCTAGCGTGGACGCCGTAGGCTTCCTCGCGTTCTACTATTTCGACTCGAAGTTGCAGGCATCGAGCAACACGAAGTCTATCGGGCACCTCTTGATTACGAGTGGCACATGATCGTTCGAGTGAAACGAAGTTGTGTCTGCGGGTCGCTGAGCCTTCTGCGGGGGCGGCGTGTGAATTTGCACGACGCCCTCGCGAATGAGCTCATTCGCCTGGGCTATTGCGAGCGATGGAATGATCAGAATCACAAGCACACCAGAGACGAGGCCGGTGACACTTCAGGAAGCGTTAGCATTCCTGGGGCTACCGATAGATCAGCCGGACGACGTCGTCGAAAACCTGCTGAATAGCACGATTAACGACGTCGAGCGTGCTCTCGGCGTCGGCGTCGGCGTCTCGGAGGTGACGGCGTCAGTCTATTGGCCGTTTCCGTCACGACTGCTGCTGCCGTATGCACCGCTGACTCAGGATGAAACGGGTGCGTACGACTTGACAGTCACATCGATTGACGAAGTCGCTGGCACCGAACTCGAATGCGACGCCGATGATTTCATCGTTCGCAATTCGGCACCCGCCGTGGTGTTCCCTCGGTATGTGTGGCCGAGCGGGACGTGCCTCAAGTTCGAGTACTCGGGCGGATATGAGACGCTTCCGACGGAGATTAAAGCGTTGATTCTGCGAACAGTCGCGGCACGATGGGAGGCCCGTTCGACGACACTCGAGCCCGACGTCGTGCCTGTGACCGAGGAGGGCTACTTAGCCGTGTGGCGATGACGAGAACCGTCGATCAGTTTCGCAATCGCGCGACGTTCCTGAAAAAGCTGAAGTCGGTTGGCACCGATGGCCAGCCGACGATCAGCTATCAGGTTGCGTTCTCATGTCTCGCCTCAGTCGTTGCAAGGCCGATGAGCGAGGTGGTTGCTGGCGACATCGTCGTCAGCGGCACACGCTGGACGGTGACGACATGGAGATGCCAGCAGACGAGCGAAATAACATCGGACGATTTGATTGAACTGAATGACGGCACGCGAATCGAGATTGATTCGATTGTGCCCAACCAACTTACCATAGTCTTCGAAGGGGCGGAGCGTGCTCCCATACGAGATAGCGCATGACATCGTCGCGACGATCTTGGAAAGCGACGTCGGCGACCGGATTCGGCCCGATCAACTCGACTACGCCGACACGCTTCCCGCCGTCGTGATCTCAATCTCGACGGAACGCCGCGATGATGGCTTGGCGGAGAACTTCGCCCACGAATACGAAGCCAGAGTCACGATTTACAGTGCGACGCGAGCGGAGGCCGACGAACTCGCCGACGAACTCGCCGACGAGGCGGACGGCAGCGAATACGAGGACGATGACGGCTACGTCTGGTACGCCTTCGCTGAGCAGACACTGCGGGCCGCGAACGTCGTTGACGCTGAGTCGTCGCAGCCGATCTACGTGGCCGAAGTCGTCCTGACGTTGATGAGGGCAGGCACCTGATGGATCAGCTTTTAGTCGAGGTTGAGACGAAAGAGATCGAGCAGGCCGTGAACGAGGCGCGGCAGGCCATCGGGGATAAGGAAGTCGCTAAGGCGGTCCGGGCCGCTTTCCGGCAGGCGGCCAAGGAGTTCCGCTCGATGCTTCGTGGGGCGAACGCACCGGAGCGCGTCGCCAAGGCCGCCGCAAGATCGCTCGGCTATAAAGTTCGCACGCAGCGGCGGGAACTGACCGAGGCGAAGTTCGGCTTCGGTGTCGGCTCGCGACGCGGTGCCGGAAAGCAAGCCAAGAAGCGGAAGAGGCCAGGCGTAGGCCTCGGCCGAGGCAACATTCACTGGGCCGTCCTTGGAACGGGACAGCGCTCAACGAAGACCGGAAAGAATCGCGGCCGCATGCCTGGATTCCTGATGGGCGTCATCGACTCCGCGAAGCCCATCATAGCCGCGCGAATTCACCGGGAGCTTTTGGAGGCAATCAACAAGGCAGTGCAGCAAGCAGCAGCAAAGGGAAAACGCTGAGAAGAAAGGGGCAGAGTCATGGCTATCAAACTCGGAAAAGGCACAACCGTTTCGTCTGACATTTCAGGCAGTTCGACACCTATCAGCCAGGTCGAATCGGTGACGCTCCCTGAAGTCAGCACCGACGTTGAGGAATTCGAAGGGCTCGCCGACGACGACACGTTTCCGACGAAGGTGCCGACGAGAAACACCTACGGGGACATCACGGTGCGAGTTGCGTACGATCCGACGCTGCACAGTGCCCTCGACAGTGCGGCTGACGACATTCTCGATCCTGGTTCGACGTTCACCGTGACAATCAGCAGCTGCGGCTCGTTCGAATGCGTCGGCGTCGTGGCCGGTGAAGTCACAATGGAGAAGAAGGGCCTCTTGAAACGCGAGTACAGATTCATCGTGCAGGGGCCGAGCGGTGGCACATGATTCGAGATTGTATCGAGTGCGGATGATTCGACTGCCGCCGACTTCGCAGCATAAAGTCGGCGACATTGTCGAATCGCGATATGCGTGGTGGCTCGTTGACTTGGGCTATGCCGAGCCACTGAATTTCGATTGGAATTTCAGCCCAGCGAAGGCAGCGAAATACAGGAGGATAATCGAGCAGGATTATGAACGGGGCATTCGAAAAAGCAAGGCGGCGTCGCTACCGGGACGTCGAAATCGAAGTTGATGGCGAAGTCCTCAAGTTTCGACTGCGGAGCCTGACGGCCCGTGAGTGGCTGGAGGCTACGTCAGCGAGCTACGTCGATGAGATCGTGCAGCCAGACATGATGGCTCGCTTCGTCGCCTATGCGATTGTCGATGAGAACGGCGAATCTCCGCTCGCGAATGAAGCTGGAGTCGCTGCCGTGAGCGAATGGGACGCCGCAATCACCCGCAAGCTATTCGAAGTCGTGCAGGAACTATGCGGGATGTCTAGCGAAAAAAAAGCATCATCACCGGGCCAAGCCGCGACTTCGTCTACCGGTTAG